TATTGTCGATGGCAATATTTTTCTGAATCATAACCATACGATATAAAATCTGAATACATTTGTTCTACTAATGATGTAGTAGGTACAATTAACAAACCTTTTTTATAATCGATACTTTGTAAGTACCTCAATATGAGATAAAGTATTAATGATTTACCTGAACCTGTAGGTGATAGAATCAATATTCTTTTGTTGCGTATCGATTGAACAAAAGATTGTAATTGATAATCACGAACTTCAATTGATGCCGGTAAATTTAATGTTTTAATGAATTCTACTGCCTCAACTAAAGAAAAGTTTTCTGTAGAATTAATTTTAGAATCTATATCTACAGAGTAATTTCTTTCGTTACAAAATTTTTGAATATAAGGAGATAAACCATGGTAAATAGTAAACGATCTAAGATCTGCTAGACGTATTTTACCATCCCATAATCTATTTTTATAGGCAGGAACAAATTGATAACCTGGAACGAAGAAAGTAAAGTAGTCTGATAATTCTTGAGCTAGACTTTTTTCACATTCAAATTTTATAAACGTTTCATCAAGTTTATGTAATGTTAAATCAGACACCTTGTATAAATTTTTCCCAATCAATAAATGATTTTAATTCCCAAGCACGATTATTAAGTTCTTTAAGTATTGCTTGGCATACATCAACTATTTCTTCATGCACTAATTTAGATGCAAGAAATTTATTTACATCTTCATCTGCTTCCATATATGTAGACAACTCGGCTTTGATGACATATGGAAATGGTTCCCATCCACGTTTTTGTAATTCATCATCATCTAATTTACCTGTATAATATTCCCACTTAAGCTTTTTCATTTTATTATATTTGAACTCAGCTTCTTTGGCAAGCATACGATGCTTACTCAGTATGTTTAAATACTTACTGTGTAATTTTGGAATATCTATGAGTGCTTTGCCAGGTTCAGTACGGTCAATATTGGCATCTTTAGCCCACATGTTCAAAAGTTCATCAAGTTTTTCCATGAATAAAAAATCTCCTTGTATGGAGATCATACACTATTTAAAATAGTTTTTCAACATTATAATAGGCAAATCTGAATGTAGCATCGGCAGTAATAATAGTGTCAGGACTATCTGATGTTGCCACTACGAAAGAAGAAAGTGAAACAGGAAATAAATCTATAAATTTAAATTTATAATACGGTGTATTCGCAGAAGATAAGAGTGTTAAAGAGCCTTCTGAAAATTGTGGCCTATCTGAGTTAGCATACCGAGTAAAATTATTTAAGTTATTTAAATTTTGGTATTCTTCAAACTCAGTAGGAAAAGTCATAGCACGAAGCCAATCATGTACTTCTAACCATGCTTTAAGTTCTTCATCAACATAAAAGGTCACATTCATAACATCATAAATTAATTTTTCTCCAGGTGAATACAAATCTAGAAATGGATTGTTTCTAGGTATTTCACCTGTTGATATACCTGGAATACTTACAGATTGGCAAAAGTATTGCACATTAGGTACCCGTGCAAAGTTTAATTGAAACTTATGCGGATGTAAAAAGTTAGGGTTAGACGGGTTTCTTGTAAGTGCAGTCATATGTTCTTTTTAATATACAAACCAATATCAATGATTGTTTCTTTTTGTATCATATCAACAATTTTATTGGTAAGATTTATTTCTTGTTGAATAAATGCCATCTTTAATTGAAGTTCTTTTAATTGATGATTGTAGAACTCCAACTCTTTTAATTTTCTGGCACGAATGTCCAGTAAATCAGACATTAAAAGTATTTCACTCATGTGTATATTTAGGCGTAAAAAAAGAGGCACCTTTCGATGCCTCTTTTAAGTAGTCCCTTTTTATAATTCTTATTATAGGACTTATTAAGATTACATTAAATTTGCAATCTTGAACGCACGGTAGTACAGGTTGCTCTTGGCATTAATAACGCCGAGGCCTTGTGTAGCACCTTCTGCGAATGGGTTAGCAACCAGACCATAACGGGTCTTAAAGCCAATTTTTGGTTGGAAGTTGTTTGTGTCAACTGCACGAACCATTTGCAGAGGAACGTATGGGCAGTAGAACAGACCTGCGTCATATGCGTTAGAACCTTTGTAACCAAGAACAGCAAACTCAGCTGTCGAATTGGCAGCAAAATACGGATCAATATAAACCTTGATGCGACCAAACAGGGTACCAGCAAATGTGTTACCTGTATCGTCAACGGTCAGGCTAACTTGACCAGCGAGAGCAGATTGATAGTCTAACAGACCAGCCATTGCGAGAGCAGATGCAACGTCAGACGAACAAATCATGACGTTACCTTTACCTCTACGAGTCGTTTTGGCAATAACGTTTGCTTCACGCTCGAGTTGGAAGGCCAGACCTTTGATTTTTTCAACCATCCAACGGCCGTTAGAATCGGTGTCGAGGTCAAAAGTACCTGCTGTAGTGGTACCAACTTGAGCACCAACTTTAGCAGATGTATAGATTGTGCGAATAACTTCACGGTTGATTTCAGCAAGAATTTCTGTGGACAGAATGTTTGCTAATTCTGTTTCAGCATCCAGACCATGAACTGCTTTCAGGTCTTGTGCCAGTTCCATAGAGTACTCAGCCTTCAGAGCACGGGACTTAGCAGTAACAGAAACTTTCTCAATGCTAAATGCCATTTCGTTGAATGTCAGATCTTCAGCAACTGAAGTGGCCATTGCAGCACCAGTTGTCATTGCCGATGAAAATACGTTTTGGTTACCAAGAGCTGTGTTAGCAGCAAGAGAAATAGCCGACTGCTCTGCTTTTGTACCAGAGAAGCCTGTGTTGGCTTCGTTGTAGAAAGCTTCAACAGCACCAGCAGCAACGTTTTGTGCTGCATAGGTAGAACGCATTGCGAAAATTAAACCTGTTGGGCCAGTCATTGGCTGAACGCCACACAGATCATAAGCGATCAGGTTTGGCAGCGAACGGCGAACCAAGCTAATCAGGATCGGATCAAAACCGGCAACTGGACCACTAGCAGCCGAACCACCCGAGAAACCTGTACCACCAAGAGAGTTAAGCGGTGCTGTTTCTTGCAGAATGGCACCAGATTTTTGCATCTCTTGAGCTTGGTTCTCAAGAATAACGGCTGTAACAGCCTTACGATATGGGTCTTTAATCGATGGCAGATCTGGGTGATCTAACACACCTTCCCATTTTTTCTGTAGATCTTCGGACAAATACATTTAAATCTCCTTAGTTATTAAATTTTTGTTTTCGAAATTGCTTGAGATACTGCGGCAACAAATGGGTCAGCAATGACTTTTTTCTCGCCTTCAACATCTTCAATCTTCTCGTTTAACTGTGACTCATCGGCTTTCTTTACACCAGATGGGAAATAATTCTCACGGATTGTTTCAAGTTTTTCTTTGTATTCTTCCTCTGTGGAGAATTCAACACTCTCTGCGAGTGATTTGATTTTTTCAACTTGAGTTTCTGTAAGACCTTCACACACACTACGAGTAATTTCAACTTTACGTGATTCGATTAATTGTTTATTTAAATCAACACCACGCTCAATTTCTTCGTTCAGTTTGCTTTCAAGTTCTTCAACTTTACCAGCAAGCTCATCGACTAGATCAACTTTTTCGGCAGGAACATCAATGTAATGCTCTGCAAACAGGTTGCGGAGACCAGCGATAAATTCTTCGGTGATTTCAGCACGCAGTCCTGATTCGATGGCGATTTCATTTTCGTCCATCCATTGTTCAACAACATAGTTGAGGTAGTCATCAATTTTTTCGGTAAGATCTTGTTGAATAGACTCAACAGCTTCTTCCAATTGTTTTGCATAGTCAGCCTCAATCTTTTCAGCAATCTGATTAACACGATCAGTTACACGAGCTTCAAAAATTGTAGCGACTTTTGATTTGAATTCTTCTGAGATAGTAGAATCGTCAGCAAACATGGCAGTAATATCTTCTGACAGATCAAGAGTTTCATCTTGTTCTTCAGCAATAACTTCTTCGCCTTTTGCTTCTTCAGATTCTTCTTTTTTCATCTTCAGTTGAGTATCTGGTGATGCGTCAGATGGCTTTGTGGTAGGAGCAGTAGCGCTCTTTGCACCTTTAGTCGCATCAATCTTATGCGAATCGTCATCTGGTTTAGCATTCTGTGGAGTAGGACCGCCCAAATCTTGGACTTCTCCGCCTAGTTTTTCTGGTGGCATAGCTGCGGCTTTACCTTTAGATCCAGACAGGATCTCGGCAGCTGCTTCCATGAGTTTTGATGTTGCCATTAGGAATCTCCTTATGATTTCTTATTTATAAAAATTAAAGTTTTCGAAGGTAATTTTCAAACAATTTAAGCGCAACTTCTTCTATCTGTTGTTTAGATGCTCTCTTAATCTCTTTTTTTGCACGGTCAAAATCTGCTTCTACAAATTGACCTTCAACAAACATCCACTCTTTATTCTCCATAATACCGTTCACAAAAGCACCTGGTGCTGATGGATCGGCAACAATGTCTGCGGCAGTTGCAAGCTTTAAATCATCTTGTACTAGATTATAACCTTCTTTTGTTTGAATGACAGAACCCAAAGCTCTTGAAGAAACACCAATACTTACATCGTTGTCGATAAAGTTTTTAACGATTTGACCATAAGGTGTTTCAAGTATAAGAGCTTTACCGTAGAATGTACTTCCATCTTCTACGAGTGATACAATCTTGTGAGATACACGCTCAAGGTTAATTGTAGGTGTATCTGGATGTCCTAGTTCACCAAGAGCACGATTCGTCTTGATATATTCTTCGTTATAACGGTCAACTTCACCACGCAAGGTGTCCATTTTGTACATACGATTATTTCTATTTACGGTATCTCCAACAAGGAAAGTACCTTCGATGTACAAATGTTTTTTGCCGTTTTCTGATTCTTCTGTGAGATACTTTACGTTCTCAACTGTTTCTCTAATTAGTTTCATTTTACAGTTCCGTTAGTGCAGGTTCGTAAGTAGCTGTTTTAGATACAATCAACATAACTGTACCGTTTGTGCTAGAATTTGTTACGTAAATATTTGCTGTTGAAGTGTTGGCAATCGCCACATCATATTGTGCAAACGGCAAATCATTTGCACCAACAGAATCAAATACTAAAACACCACTTGCATTGTCACCTCGATAAACTTTTACAACACCATCGCCAGTAGAAACATAATGTGTAATTGCAGCGCCACTAATTACTTCTGTTGTAGTGTTTGTAGAAAGTTGTTGTAGAGTAATTAACTGACTGGTTTGGCCAGTAACTCTAATTACCGATTTACTTCTTTTACTATTAACAATTTCGTATGGCATTTTATCTTAGTCCCATTGATGTTCGCCTACGCATTGAAAGTTTTCTCTTTAACAATGAACGGCGAAGTTTAGCTCTTCTAGTTGTTTTCCATGAACGCTTTAGTAAGCGAGCCTTCCTTAATCTTGTTGTTGCAGATATACGAACTACACGATTACCTGCAATTCTATAACCTTTAATGCCTGAACGTCTACGATTCTTTTGAACTACAATACGCCCAGCTTTATTTCTTCTAATTCTACGGCGAATCTTTTGAATTCTACCTTGTTTAATTATGTTAGGGTTACTTGCTTCTTCTAACATATCTTCAACAACATAATTCTTTGCTTCTTTTAAACGCTGAGAAGCAATTTCATTTAATCTATTCATTAGATGTTGCTTAGCTTCATCTAATTTATTGGCAACTAATGCTTTTACAAAGTTCATTTTTTTGAATGTTTAAAAGCAAAATCGGAAGCTTTCATCAAATGTGCAGGTGATTTATGAACCATATCTGCAAACTTCTTTTTGTTATCATCATTCAAAGCATTATGTACTTGTGTAATAGCAGATGCTGTAAAGTGATCAACTTTTCTTGTTGAACCATCGGCAAATTTTACTCTTTGTGCCGATTTGCTTGAGACAATCTTATGTAGTTGATCCATTACTGCTTCTTGTATCGTTTCTTCTGCCTGTATCGGTGCATTAACACCTTCACCATAAGGTATACTGAAGTAACGATCTAATTTTTTATTGTAATATAAAGCAATTTTTGTACCATTTGGAAACAAACGAATTGCTTCACGTTTTAAAATGATTGTATAAGGAGGATCTTTATCTAATGCTTCCTCTATAACTTCATCTTCTTCTTTAATAGTTGCCAAATTAATACGATGTGCTCTAACTTTACGACCACTTGGCGTTACTTTGTAATCAGAAGAATCTACTACTGCTTCACCTGCTTCTTTTACAACCCTACGTGCTTGTTGGTAAATTTGTTTGTTATTAACAATTGTATTTACCATTTTATTAAATAAACTTTGTACAATTTCTCTTTCTGCTTGAGTGAAAACAGGTTTATCTTCTTTCATTTTTTCTAATACGGCATGTATTCTTTGTATCTGTGCCTTATTGGCAAGACCAGCTCGTACTAGTGTATCAAACTTAGTGTAGTCTGTTTTTTCTTCCTCAACGATATGTACAAATTCATTTAATGTTTTCATTCAGTCTGTTCTGTAGCGGGTTCTTCTTGTGTTTCTTGTTGTCCGTTAAAAACATTAGATGCCATTTCTTGTTTTTTTGCCTGTAATGCATCTAATGCTCTAGAAGAAATCATGTCGTTCAATGTCTGCTTTGCTTCAGCAGCTTGACCGGTACTCACTTGACTAATGAATGATCTAATTTGTTCCACTTTTATCTCCTGTTATCTTCTATTTATGCCTAAGGAATACTTCTCTACCTCAGCATCAAGTTGTGGTGTTAACGACTCCGTGGTGCCGTCCTCTTGAGTGTTGTTTTGGGGAGGAAATTCTGTTGCTGAAACCCCTTCTGTTTGGGGTTGGTTGGCACCGAGAACGGGGCCTTGTTGGGCTTCGGGGAGGTTTTCGCTTTCATCTTGTAGTTCCTTATCCATTTGTTTTATTTCTTCATCAGTAAATCTCAACACATGTTTTTTAATCCATTGTTGTGAGTAATATCTACCTACAAATGGATCAACTAATGTTAAAAGATTTAATCTTTCTCTAGTTAATTCTACTTCACTTAATTCGGTAAAATTATTATCTTTTCTAAAGTCATAATAAATGTATTCTTTAAACTCATCCCATTCTTCTTGCGTACAGATATTTTTAAGCACTAACTGAACACGTAATGCATCATCAAATAATTGTGTAAATTTATTACGAAGTCTACCAATAAACTTCATAAATTTAACTTCATCACGGGTCACTTCTGTACTGCGACCAACACCAATCAGACCACCACCTTGTGGTTCTAAACGGCTAATAGGGACATTCAATGCGTTTAATAATTTATTACGGAAGTATTTAACATCTTCCATTTCACCTAAGTTCTGTCCAGCAGGTAATGTTGTAATCTCTGTGCCTTTTCCACCTTCACGGCGTGGTAACCAAAAATCTTCAAGCATCGACATGTGTTTACGGTCATCACGCAGTTGGCCAGTCTCAGCATCGTAAACCATTTTATTGCGATACTTGACCATAATATCACGCAAATATTGTTCTGCTTTGCCTTTTGGTAAATTACCTACATCGATGTAAAATATGCGGCGCTCAGGTGCTCTAGAAATACGGTAAATAACAACTGCATCTTCAATCATTCTTAATTGATTAAGAGGTTTTATTGCCTTATGCAGATAAGAAATAACAAAAGTATTTTTTGCATCCATTAAACCAGAATTAGTATTCAATACAGCTTCTGGTGCAATACGGAGACCTGTGCTTACTTGAGCAGTATAAGTTTGTGTAGTTGTGCCACGATCATTGTAAACATAATATTCGGCAATAGATTTAATCACCATTGCACCTGTTTGCGGATCTCTATCTTTTTGTATTTCACGTACTTTACGAATCTTACGTGGGTCAATATATCGAAGTTCTTGTATGCCTTCTTTTGGATTTGTTTTATCTACTACAACATGATAATAAATTCTACCATCAATATACCAACGTTTGAAAAGATCTGACGATAAATTATTAAAGTTCATCATGCGAAGAACGTTGTCAAATTCTTCTTTAATTTTTTTCTTAATGGACTCTGGTTGTTTCAGTTTGTCCATATTAATATCAACACAAGTGCCATCATTGTCTTGTGTAATGGCTTCGTTGACAATTTCATCAATTGCCATTTCTAATTCTGGATGATTTGCCATTTCACGGTAACGAGTAATGAGTTCTAATTCGTTGCGAATAGAACCTTCTAAATCAATATACGTACCGTAGTGAGCGTTCTGAGTGATGGTAACTGCACCATCTTCCATTGCTTCAGTTGGAAGTGCAAAAGAGGATTGTTGTGGGTTTTCAACCCTTACAACATCCTTCTGCCCGAATGTGAATCCGAAAAGTTTTATTGCCATTATTCAATCATCCTAAAAAAATAAAAGTAGGGGAAAATCCCCTACTCTTATACCACAGCGTCTTCCACAGATTCCCACCATTGATAGGTGAGAGTTACTGTAAATTCCTCAATCGCATCGTTTGAACCCCAATCAAGTTCGATTGGAGCTAAGTCGGTTGGAAATACTCCTACAAATTTGTATTTCTTCAAAACATCGCCAGCTTTACCATATTGTGTAACACCAGCATCAACACTATAATTAACTGGTGTTTGTGCAGCTGGGCTGCGAACATTAAGTGAATGACTATTAATTGCGTTCATCCATCTTTCAAATGCATTGCGAATTACAAAATCTTCATCATTAATGATATTAATAGTCCAATCTGCAAATGTTCTATTACCAACAAATTTTAATTCACGGCCAAAGTAATTTATAGGTACAATACCAAGTGTTGAACCTGGTAACTGTGCGCTTCGAGCCATAAATGTAGTTTTTTGTTGCGCTGTTCCTGGTGCTGAGAAAGCAGGAAACGGTAAAGTCACCTCAAATAAATTTGGGCGAGCACCATCTCCTGTCATTTGAGAGCGGAACTGATTTACATTAAATGCCATTTTTTTCTCCTATCTCTCTATTTAGAAGCGGCCAACAATCTCGTCAAACGCAACACCTGTTCTTGTTGCAACGAAATTAAGTTGAATAAAGTTAATGGAACGAGCAGGTTTAATGTAAATATCACCAACAAATTCATTACGATCTATTACTTCAGGTGTGTTGTTTGTTGTATCACACACAACACGAAAATCAAATATTCCTCTGCGACCTTGAACATCACGTAAGAAAGGTTCTACAAGATTAATAAATTGCGATCTTGTAAAATCATCATTAAATTCAAACAATGAAGAACGTGCAGCACGAGCAATTGTTTTTTCTAAAACGATGAATAAACGGCGAACATTAATTCTATCAAAAGCAGATGGCCTGTTGACTAATGTTTTGTCTCCGTATAATATTGTACCTTCACCCGGAAAAGTTACGACAGGATTTATACCAACTTTGTAAATAGTATCTCTTTCCGATTTTGTTGGATTCCAAGATAATTTAATTGTGTTTTTAATTTGACCACGATTTAAACCAGCTGGAGAAAACCAAGGATCACGCTCAAGGTCTGTTCTCGCACATAAACCTCCAACGTCACCATTTAATGGTACCCAACGATATACATCATTGTATTTGTCAAATTGATATTTCCAACCAGAATCAGCAACAACATAAGTGTTAAATAGAGCTAGTGTATTTGTTGACCAAGCTGCAACAGCAGTAGCTTCACTTCCTAAATTATCAACAACTAAAGATCTATCTGGCGATAAGAAAACCATACAGTCTTTTCTACTTTCAGCTAAACTAGCAAGATGAGTTGGTATTGTTGCACCAGTAGTTTCACCAGCAAGAATTAACGATACATCTGTTGAATCAGGATTTGAAAATAAATCATAACTAGAATTTCTATTTGCTGCTGTAGGAGCTACACTTACACCACCAGTTAAAGTAAAATCGGTAGAAGAAAGAGCGTTGTATACTAAATTGTCTGTGGCTGGTCTTCCCCAATTTGAACTTGTTACCGGATGTGATAACCACCAAATATATTTTGACTTAGAATTTATTACATCTTTATAATAAATTGAACTACCATCATCGGCTTTAGCATCATTAGCTTTGGACAAGAAAGCAAACTTTTCAATAACCGTATTTGCAGTACCACTAATTCTACCTGTTGTATCAACAACTACAATATGAATTTCATCATTTGCATTTGTACCATTAGAATTATTATCTCCAGTATAATCTGAAGTACCAGCATCAGAATCAAATAACGATCTAAATTCCCAAGTTGTTTTTATTTGGTTATTTGCATCACATACTGAAACTTTGATGGAATTACCTAAAGTACCTGGACATTTTGCTGCAAATACTGAAGCACTTGTTCCATCTGAATGATTTTCATCATAGTCAATTCTATTCTCAATTAAAACACCTGTTCCTGTTGTTGTGGCATTTAGTGCTCCAGATCCAACAGAACGAACAACACGCAAATCATTAGCATATTGCAAAAAGTTTGAAGCTGTAAAAAAACTTGTGAATGTATTACTGTCTGGTTTACCAAATCTTTCTACTAGTTGAACCTCGTTGCTGATTTGTACAATCTCGCCAACAGGTCCCCATTGAAAGTTACCGGCAAAAGCACCAACAGTACTAGAGACAGAAGGAATAGCAGTTGTTAAGTCAACCTCTGAAACATTCACGCCTGGTGATAGTTGAAAAGCCATGTTTTAATCTCCTTTTTTTCAGGCTGAATCGTGCATTTTTTTATCTAGTATTTATGTTTTTATAAAATTGAAGAAGGATAACCACGATCCTTAACAAAAGACCATCTATCTCTACCGTCATCTACTTCTTCTGGTGGCAATCCGTTGTCCATAAACCCAACAGGTGATAAATTTTCTTCGATTAAAAGGTTCTGTTCTTCAACTAATCTGCGGCGAATGTCACTATTTGTAGTTTCTTTGAAGAAACTTTGTGCGGCTAACCATGAAAACATTACCATAGTCATCGCTAAGTCATCATGATTGCCTTCTTCGGCTCTGTAAGTGTCTTTATCTCTTGAAAAAGTGTATAATTCGGTGACAGTATCACCATCATTCAGTATCAGTTTATCACTTTCAATCATCGCTTTAAAGTTCGCACATCCAATTTTCTTGACCGATACCGTAGTTTTCAATCCAAAAGAAACAGACCTTTTAAAACCTGCCGATATATGTTGCCCTTTGATATTATGGTGTTCGAGTTTGAAAATATTGTCATATTCTAGGTCATGGTGAAGAATATCCACCACCTGTTG